CATGGGAAAACGAGGACCGCTGCCGGGAACGGGCGGAAGACCGGCAAAGCCTTTGGCAGATAAGATTGCAGACGGGAATCCCGGGAGGAGGCCGCTAAAGGTTATAGACCTTCCGGAAGCTGATGAACTTTCCGGAAGCGATATGCCGGAGCCTAAGGCATACATGAAAGACAAACAGAAGAACGGCATCGACCTGTGCGCGGACGAAGTGTACGAAGAGACATGGAACTGGCTTAAGGACCGCGGCTGCGAGAAGCTAGTCAGCATCCAGGTCTTAAGCGAGTACTCGATGTTCGTCGCAAGATGGATACAGTGTGAGCGTGCGATATCGGAATACGGGTTCCTCGCAAAGCACCCTACTACGGGAGCCGCGATCGCGTCGCCTTACGTCAGTATGAGCCAGACGTACATGAAACAGGTTAATCAGATGTGGGCTCAGATATATCAGATCGTAAAAGAGAACTGTTCGTCGGATTACCGGGGAGCAACTCCGCAGGACGATGTAATGGAGAGACTTCTCCGTACCAGGAAAGGATAAGAGATGGCAGATACAAAAAAGATAGAACAGGTGGAAGTGGATAAGCTGATCCCGTACGCGCGGAACGCAAGGACCCACTCCCCTTCACAGATAAATCAGATACGGGCATCGCTCCGTGAGTTCGGATTCGTATCGCCTGCCGTGATAGACGCGGACTTAAATGTCCTTGTCGGACACGGAAGGATCGAAGCCGCGAAGCAGGAAGGATACAAAACAGTTCCGTGCGTGTTCGCAGAAGATCTCACCGATGCGCAGAAGAAGGCATACATCCTCGCGGACAACAGGCTCGCGCTCAACGCCGGCTGGGACGAAGAGATGCTTGCGGTTGAGCTTTCAGATCTTCAGGGAACGGATTTCGATGTGGATCTTCTCGGGTTTGACGATAGCGAGATCAATAAGCTATTAACTGATGATGACATTCAGGACGATGACTTCGATGTGGATGAAGAGCTGAAGAAGCCGGCGGTAACAAAGCTTGGCGATCTGTGGCTCATCGGTAATCACAGACTATACTGCGGAGACAGCACAGTCCCGGAAACATACGAAGCACTGATGGACGGAAAGAAAGCAAACCTTGTCGTAACTGATCCGCCGTACAACGTGGACTATGAAGGAAGCGCAGGCAAGATAAAGAACGACAACATGGGTAGCAGCAAGTTCTATCAGTTCCTTTATGATGCGTTTCTAAATACCGAAAAGGTCATGGCGGATGATGCGAGCATATATGTGTTCCATGCAGATACCGAAGGACTGAACTTCAGGAAAGCTTTTCAGGACGCCGGCTTTTATCTCTCCGGCTGCTGCATATGGAAGAAGCAGAGCCTGGTGCTCGGGCGCTCTCCATACCAGTGGCAGCACGAACCGATCCTTTACGGGTGGAAGAAGAAAGGAAAGCACGAATGGTATAACGGCAGGAAGGAATCTACTATCTGGGAATACGATAAGCCGAAGAAGAACACCGATCATCCTACGATGAAGCCGGTACCTCTTCTTGCATACCCAATCGTGAACTCATCCATGACGGGATGTATAGTGCTCGATCCGTTCATCGGATCTGGCAGCACAATGGTCGCCTGTAAGCAGACGGACCGCATCTGCTACGGGATAGAGCTTGACGAGAAGTTCTGCGACGTGGTCGTGAGCCGCATGATAGAGCAGACCGGATCATCCGATGACGTGGTCCTCATAAGGGGCGGCAAGGAATATTCTTTCGCTGAAGCTGCAGAATTAGCTTGATATTATGTACTTTCAGAGTGATATATGTAAGTACCAAAAAGGGAGGTACACATAATGGCAGAAGTAGAAAAGATCGAAGTCAAGATCCCGTCAGATGGATACGACGGCAAGGCGCTAACGAATCTCGTGAACATGATAAAGAGCTGGCAGTATCTGCTGGCAAAGGCTATGGGAAGCGAAGTCCTGTCGGCGTCAGATAATCTTGTCGAAGAACTCGAAGGTGCAAAGCCGGAAACAAAGGCTGACTTCATGGAGTCGCTTAAGAGCTGCGGGAAAGACGCTCTCAAGGGAGTAAAGATCACAGCGAAGGAAATTACATTCACGTTTCCGAGCGACAATCAGATTAGGCCGATCGACTATACGGAGCTTGCATCTGCAATGTGCAGAGAGGCAAAGGAAAGAAGAAGCATACAGCCAAAGCCGCACGAACCGGAAAACGAAAAGTACGCTATGAGAACATGGCTGGTCCGGATCGGCTTTGGACCGGAAAATCCGGAGCCAAGGACAGCATTCCTAAGGAGGCTTAAAGGAAACTGCGCATTCAAAACAGAAGAGCAGCTTAGAGCTGCAACTATAAAAGTCAGGGAGGCAAGACATGAGAACGCCAAGTAGAGAAATCATCGAAAGCCTTAGGAAAGAATATCCTGCAGGCACAATAGTAGAGCTCGTCCGCATGGATAAGATCCGCAGGCGCCGCCGGCAGGCACAACTGGAACTATTACAGGAATCGATGCTATCGGAAGCATAATGGTTTCATGGAATAATGGGTCAAGCCTCAATGTAATACCGGGAGAAGACGTTATAAAAATCATACAGGAGAAAACGAAATGAATGACAAAGTGAAAGCGGAAATACTGCAGGTGAGTGACACCGGCAGGACGAATATGGTAGATGTAGTTATGGTCCAGCGGATAGCATTTGAAATGGACTTATATGCGCTGGTGACATATCTTGAGGACCACCGGAAAGAATATGTTCACTTTATTATGACTGGGGAGGATAGCTGATATGGGAGATAACATAAATCATCCGGACCATTACTGCGATGGAGGAATAGAAACTATTGATTTTATCGAAGCTAAAGGTCTCGGGTACTCACTCGGGAATGCAGTGAAATACATATCGCGCGCCGGCAAAAAGGATCCGGGGAAATACGTCGAGGACCTTGAAAAAGCACGCTGGTATATTGATAGAGAAATACATAAAAAGACTCTGAAATAGCTTGATATATGTACCGTCAAGAGCGTTAATGTACATACCAAAAGAGAACATTAACAAAGAGAAAGGACGGAACCAAAATGACAGAGAACATGAAAGAATACAGAAACGAACTCCAGAAACAGCTTTACGAAGCAACAGCAAGATTCGAAGAAGCAAAGAAAGAAGCAGCCGAGAAAATCTTAAGCCTTACATGGAGCACTGCAGAAACCTGCGGAGCAGGATACGCAGCAAGCATAGAAAAGATCACAATTGAAGGCGCAAAGATGAGAGCCCTCGGGATTACCATTTCAGACTTCGACTACTTCGCAGCGCAGGAGGAGAAAGAAGAAGCTAACAAGGCACTCGGAATCACGGCAGAAACAGGACACTGCTACAAGGTCACAGTAAATTTTGGCGGAGAGTCGGTCGATCCTAGTTCGCTTCCGACGGCGGTTACAGAGGACTTCATGGTAATGACCTGCAGCGCAAGCCAGGCAAAGAAGCAGGTCGAGAATTACCTCAGCGCAGGCGGATTTGAAAACTACGAAATCAAGGACGCAGAGTTCATGACGACGGTGGAAAGATAAGGAGTGGCCATGGAAAAGAGCAGCGAAAAGCTTCTAAAGGAAATACACGAAGCGGAAGAAGAACTGAAGAAGTTCACACCGGAGCAGATAAGGAAAGCTCTTCAGGGTTACAAAGGGTTTGATGAATATGAGTACGAGAGAGGAATGAAAAAATGCATAACGAAGGAACGCTAAAAATCGGAAGCTGCATTATTCATTACTGGGTGAAGCACTTCGACGAGTCCAGCGTCTACGGGATAGACGAAGGACGCATCTCAAAGCTCACACTGAAGCAGGATGGTAAATTCATAGCAAACTTCGATCGCGGATGGGACATTGTTCCCGAAACGTACGAAGCAAAGGCAGCACTCGCAATACTTATGAAAAAATACAACTAAAGAATACCGGAAGAGCTTAGAGGCTCTTTTGGTCGTACAGGCCATACGGTCTTTTTTTATTGCCGTGAAAGGAGGCATCATGCGGAAGCTAAAAGATTACAAACCGACAGAGTTCATGGCCGAAGGCTCCGCATACGATATGGACGCTGCAGATTATGCGGTGAACTTCATTGAATGCC